CCTAGTTAAACCCAGCACCAGTCCAGGACCATGTCCACCGCCCGACCAGACAATCAAAGCACTTTTGTAGTTCAGCGCACCGCCACAATGTTGGGCTACCCAACGTTGAAGGCGTTTTGGTCGAGCTTCACCACCCCCCCTGACTCCACCCCGGTAACGGATGTTGCGGCGTCACCAGCCATTGTAGGTTGGTGGGACGCCGTGAAACAATGCTCGCCCAGTAAGACGACGCTTGTCTTGGCCACCATCGCCGGTGGTATGAGCTACGTCGCTTTCCAGTACTGGCGTGCAGACCAAACCGAGGAGCGCGGGTTCAGAGCTTTCCATGCGGCAGTGCAAGACGATGCCGACGGCATGCACGTCTTGTACAACCAGGAGCACCCATACCTGGTCAACAAGGTCACGATCGACCTGTGTTACCGCATCAAGCTACGGCTGGGGGCCAACCCAGTGGACAACGCCGCCAATCGCATGGCGGCACACCGCGAAGCATTGGACGTCATCAGGCGTCAGGGAGACGAGGAGGCCGTCGCGCTCAAGAGCTACCAAGCTAAGTTGCGCGCGATGGACGAGAGCCTGTCTGCTGACCGAACGACCAAGGCATGTGACGATGGGCATAGTACGTCTCACGACGTGGTGGAGGAGCCGCAGCGGCCACCCACCACATGGACGGACATGCGGTATACCAACCAGAAAGCCATCGTTACGCACGCGGTTAACATGGTCTTCACGCCCGACTTGGAGGAGATTATGGCAATGCGCATCCAACAGTCAATCGGATGGCGCCAACGCCAACGTCTGCGGGCCGGAAGACGCCTACTCGGGACGCTCAAGGATTTCCTTGTACGCCTGTTGCTGTAACCTCTTTCTCGAGCCGCGCCTCAGAGGTCGTTGATCGACCGCTGGGACCGAGGGAGTGGTTTAGGGCTACACCAGCAGCGTTGAGTAGGCAGAAGACCCGCAAGGTCACTTCGTTCGTGGGTTTGAGGTTTGCGAGGAACATCAGAGGACACACAAACGATTTGGGCACTCTTTCCAGGGCGATTCTGGAGAGGGTGTTTTACGACAAGAAAGGGGATGGTCAGTTCGGCAGACCAGACGTCCCCGATCAAGAGGAGGTCGACTCCCGCCTAGACTTGTTTATGCGCAAGCTAACCAAAGTCCGGACGCATGTCACCCCGATGTCATACGAGCAATTCGTTGACTCGAGGGGTCGCAAGCGCGAGGTCTACCGGCAAGCGCTCGAAACATATCGTCGGCGGGGGGTGCGCCCAGAGCACTGGGCGGTCCGTGCGTTCGTGAAGTTTGAGAAGCTACCAGATAAGCTACTCGAGGACGGAAGCATCAAGGATCCAGTGCCGCGCGTGATCCAGCCACGTGATCCAGTCTTTAACCTTGCGGTTGGTGTATATATTAGCGCCTTGGAGGGCGTATTGTACAAAGACATAGCATCACTGTTTAATAGCAAGACGGTGTTCAAGGGGATGAACGCTAGTCAGCAAGGAGCACTTATGTTCCAGAAGTGGAGCAGATTTGGTGAGCCGTGCGGTATTGGGGGCGACCTAAGCCGCATGGACCAGCACGTCTCGCTGCCTGTGCTCAAGTGGGAGCACAGGGTGTACAAAAGATACTTCCCTTTCAGGGGGTTTGCGAAGTTATTGGACAAGCAGCTCGTCAACAAGGGCACCGGAAGGTGCTGGGACGGGAAACTGACGTACCAGGTGGTGGGCAGTCGCATGAGTGGCGACATGAACACTGGCCTGGGGAACTGCGTCATCATGTGTGCTTCTGTGTATTGCGCCTTGGATGGCCTGGACTACGAGCTCGCCAACAATGGTGATGACATAGTCATCATCTGTGAGAAGCGAGACCGTGACGAGGTAATCAGGCGCATGCAGGAGTTCATGCCCGCTATCGGCTTCCCCATCGCTATGGAGGAGCCGGTCTACGAACTAGAGAAGCTTGAGTTCTGCCAGACGCACTGTGTCTGGAACGGGACCGAGTGGAAGATGGTTCGCAATCCGCGGGCTTGCTTGGACAAGGACAACGCGAGCCTCAAGCCGATTCGGAACGAGCGTGAGTGGAACACCCTCCGCAAGTCAGTCTCACAGTGTGGGTTGGCTCTGGCGGGGGACATGCCTATCTTCAAGGCGTTCTACTCGATGCTCGGACGGGGTGCCGGCGACCGTGTTGACAGGGATTCAACAGAGTCAGGGTTCCGTATACTGGCCCGTGGGATGGACTGTGCTAATGGGGAAATAACCCCGGAGGCCAGGTGCTCGTTCTACAGGGCCTTTGACATTACCCCTGATGAGCAGGTCGCATTAGAGGGTCTGTTTGCTTCCGCCGAACCAAGGTGGTGTGACCCAGCCGAGTCGGTGATGTACCCCGCAGTCGCGGCGGAGTGCATAGTGGGGTGTAGTGTGTAAAGGCCCAAAACGGTGGTCGCACCCGACCTTAAAATTTCCGTGCTAAACAAAATGCCGAGAGACTGCACGGCGCCGCCCCCCAGGGG